ATAGCGACATATAGTTCCCATGCTTTAGCGACATCACTTTTGGCTCTCGAAGTAATATATCCAAGCGGCATATATTTATGATATATGTTGTCTATTTCACTTCTAAGCATAAATATGTCTCTTTCTTGCGCTCTAGCCGTATATTCTTTATATCTTTTAACGTGGTCGTCTAATGTGTTTTTTAAATCCCCTATGAGTTTTTCTCTTTCTTCGCCTTTCTTTGTCTGTTCGTCTAATGTCCTATTTACCCTATCAATCTCTAACGACTTTTTAAGCCACCCTACAACAAAGTTCCTAGTTTTTGGAAGTATTATAGTCACAATGGTGATAATAGGTAGTATTAGGCCAACAGTCTCTGAAACAAATTTTAACATTTCTAATGCCATTGGAACCATCCCCTTTATTTTATCGCTTAAATCGAATCAGTGTTAAACCACTTCGGAAGTTCCAACGACAGCAACATTAACGATAGATGGGACGTAACCAACAACGGCTTGGCCAACGATGGCTTTGCCAGCCGTAGCGTTTTTATTGTAGTCACTGCCGCCGCCATTTTCACCAACGTTGATATTATTGAATCCACGAATTATGTTATAGTAAACAACCCTGAAACCATATTGAGGCAACATTAAATCACCCCATTAATATGAGATTGTAATATTATAAGCTACTGCCGTGTCAAAAACAACTGAAAATACCCCTCTGGCATCAAATGTAAGCCCAATATCCGGCTCAACAAGAACAGGGTTTCTACCATTTATACTTACTTTACATGGAGCTTTAACCTGAATGGCCATTGTACCAACAGCAATATTTGCCCCAAGCCCCTTGTTAATATCGTTCGCCTTTATCTCCGCCACCATAGCAGGAATGATATTTTCGTTCGGAGTTGCTGTAATATCAAAATATCCATATCCAGCAGGAGTCCCCGCCACTGTAATAAACATCTTAGTCCCTCCTTACTTTACGCTTACAATCTTTTCTATGTTAAAAGAATCGCCTGTATATTCAATTTCCACTTTATCTGTATAAATACCTTTTATAAAAACAGAACAGATAGTGCCATTTTTCTCATACGACACAGAAGTTAAGTTTTTGGAGGGTTTAGAATAATTCACAGTAGCAATAATCTTTTTCGTTTTTGGAGCCGCTTTTTTAGGCTTTGGCGTTGCCTTAACGTCCTCCAAAACAACATTATCTTTGTCCATCTTTATCACCATCTTTCTGACTGTTTTCAAATTCATTTTTTGTGCGACAACCATATTTGTTATATATGTCGCTCATAATTGGTTTCTTTAAAGTTGGGCAATATCTCCATAGCCCACATGTTTTGTTGTCAATTGTACAAACTAAATTTTTGTGTAATATATCAGATTTATCCACAGAATACGGGCACATGCTATCACTCCAACGTAAAAATAAGGGACTACCATACGGTAGTCCCTTAACTCGAATTAGCCAGCAGGAGCGGTAGTTACAGCAATAGTGATTTCACTATCATCAGTAAGTGTTGCCTTACCGCCAGTTACTCCACCGGCCTCGTTAGTATACAGTTCAATCGCTTTAATGGAAGCGCCAGCAGCGCCAGTTGCACCCGGTGTACCAGCTTCGCCAGCATCACCCTTTGGCCCTTTAATGTTGACAGGGTCTGGGTTATCTAAACTTCCGTTATTTGTCCAGCTAAGTTCACCCTCTGGAGAAACAGCAGGAGTAAATACAGCACCAGGGTCGCCTTTAGCGCCATCCGCCCCAGGAGCGCCGTCAGTACCGTTTGTACCAGCTGCTCCTTTAGGGATGACAAAATCGAGAATAGCGGCACTTTCAGTACCAGAATTTGTCACAGTTGCTTCCGTACCAGCTTCACCAGTCGTAACGCTACCAACAGTAACGGTGGCAGCCGAACCAGCGGGGCCTGCTGGCCCCACCTGTTCATTGGCCACACCGTTTTCTAATTTATTGAGCTTATCTGCGGTGATAACATCACCGTTCGCCCAAACAGTAGGGGTATACGCCATTATTTAATCAGCTCCTAACTATCAATTAACCAGCAGCAGGAACGGTTACAGACGCAATGGCTTCAACGCCCGGCTTATTCTTGATAGTGACAGTAATAGTCGTATTGCCCTGAGCAACACCTGTCACAACACCCTCGGCCGAAACAGAAGCAATGTTATCTCCAGCAGATGTAAACGTCAAATCAGAATAAGGCGGCTTAAACGCAGCGCCGTTCAGAGGCAGAGCATATACACTCAATGTTTCTGTGCCAGTCGTTGTAGCAAGCTCAATGTCGCTACCATCAATGGCCAGAGCGAACACGTTGTCGTACCAAGAAGCGCCAGAAAGCTGCTCCGTGATAATAGCGTAGTATCCACCGTCAGAGCAATCCGCAGACGGATTGTCCAGAGCAGAACCAGCAATCGGAGAGTTCGCAACGCCAGTAGAAGTCATAGACAGTTCCATAGAACCGTTGAACTGGAAGCGAGGGACAAGAACCTGAACAACACCAATCTTAGAAGAATTGGACACGTCATTCTCGCCACGTCCACCAGCGCGATACAGATTGGCTGTCATAACCAAAGTAACTTCACTCGGAATAAACGAAGAAGAAATAGTAATCTGACGAGCCGCATTATCAGTGCTGATATATTTCACACAGTAGATATCGCCCTCGGCAGCACCAGGGACAGTAAATGATTTTGAATTTGCCGCTTTACCGCCATCACCAAATGTAACTTTGGTATAAGCATCAGAACCAGGTTTTGCCACCCAACCAATCGTACCATAAGTCTGATACGCAGCAGGAGTGCCCGCAATTTCACCAGTACCACCAGCACCAAGCGTAACCTGTTCAGAAGTAAACACATCAGCAATCTGCTGAATAGCAGAGCCGGTTTGGAACGCGAAATACTCAAGCTTAAACAGAACGTCTGTCAGGTTGATGTCAAACGTGCTTGTATGATAATACTTACCGAGCAACTTAGCACCGGGGCCACCACGGACTTCCTCAGCCGTAGAACCAACAGTGATAGAAGAATCAAGCAATGTAGTAGCCGTAGCAATAAGCTGGTCGCCTACAAGCATATCAACGGTAGCAGCACCAGCCAAAAATTGTCTTGACATATAAGTTTCCTCCTTATTTAATTTACACTATTTATTTTATTTTGGAACTGAGAATAGTCAACAACACTGTCGCCAATGCTTCTGTTATCCTCAACCAAATAGTGAGTTATTTCTTGTTTAAACTCAACAAACCCTGATAGACTTGCCTGTTTAAGAATGGTGTAATGAAGTTTTTTATCAATCATTTCAAGGGCAATAAAGAACTTTCTAATTGTCATTTCTTTAACTTCTTCCAACGTCAAAGAACTTCCAATCACTACTGCCATCATTTGTTTTTCTATGTCACATGGGGTTTTCCCTTTATTCCTGATTTCATCCGCTTTCTTTAAATCGGCTTCCAACTCTGGGTTGATATATTCCTCTTTGTAGTCAGGGATGTTTTGAACAAGTATAAACTTTCTAAACTTGTCAAATTCTTTTTTATGTAATACTACCCCATCAATCTCAATGAAACTCTTTTTCTTTCCATCTACTCCATATCTTATCTCCGCACCGTCTTTGTTTGTAACCAATAGAATTAAACATTCTAAGAACATTTCATTTATATTTGGCTTCCCCGGCTCTTTTTCTCGTTCTTCCATTTGCATGAGATATATGATATAGTCTAAATATGACATAGAAATAACTTTTGGGTCGTTTGTTGAGTTTTTGTTTATTTTCAAAATTGACGAACAAACATTAAATGTGATATAGTCTCGCATCTTGACTGGATGAAGCACCAGTCCATCGAACAGTTCAACAGGTTCATCATTAATGACCGCCTGTCTATATGGTATTAAAATATCGTCAACCATGTGTAAAAGGTTCCAATTCTCCGTATTTCACAGACATTGTGATTTGATAACCCCAGAAATATCTGTTGTTGAATATGCTTGAACGAGCCGCATTGTACATGCTTTCTCTGGCGTCGAAAAACAACTTACCAACGCCATTGATTTCTTGGCCGTTTAACGTCTTTAAGACTTCTTCAACCATTACTTCAACTCTACTCTTACACCCATCTATATTAACAAGCTTTGTATGCGTTATACAATCAATATTAATATCAATTGTGGACATACTCCTGTTGTTAGGATTGATAGTATATGAATATATTCTGAGCTGGCTTGTTTGCTCTGTGAAAGCATCATCAACGAACGGGCATCTATACACATTATAATGTTCTGAATCACCAACACCGTCATAAATCATCTTACGCTTTTCTTCTAACGTGAGATTAGGCTTAGACAAAGCATCTGGCGTATCATATTTCAAAAGCTTCCATATGTTCTCATTCTGCGTCATAAGATAGCCCAGAATGTTATAACACAAGTCGGAAAAACCAGTAAATTTATTATAGGCTATCCTATCTAAGTCGTAAACCATATTAGTATAGCCCCCTTAAATCAATAGTTACCTGCTTAGAAACTCCACCGCCTGAACACGTCACAACCAACGGCACTGTTGACTTTCCAAGACACATTACCGAGAATGTGTTTCCGTCAATTACTTCAAATTTATATCTGTTTGGATTCGCACCACTTGTACTAAATACAAATTCCACATCTATCGGTTCTTCGTAGTCATAAGAATCACGACAACCACATGATGTAACATATCCATAAGCTGAGCATGTATAAGTCTGTTGTTCTCCTTGATATAGCTTCACCGGATACGGCTCTATCACTATCGCACCGATGTTTGTTTCTGATTCGCCAACAACCGAAGTTCCAACAATGGCCTCACCAACAAGGCTTGTGGCCTTATCGCTTGGTTTTACTTCTTCGTAAGGCTTATATATACCTTTATATCTAGACATATTAGCGATACAAAGCTCAAAATCATCATCAGGAGAAATAGCATCAACATACATTTCAAACTCAATTAACGGTACAGATTCACCAATCGTAGTATTACTACGAAGATAATCCTTGACTGATTTAATCTTAAACACTTGATTATCAAGAATGAACCTATCGTTTATGTTTATGCCTTGAGTTATATCATTGTTTTGCGCTGTTACAACAATCGTCCCTTGCGGAATTTCGACAGAAGTGTTATAATAGATATTGGCGTATTTAATTGAATAACCAACAATACATGGTTCTCTTATAATACATCCATTACTATTAATTAAGTTTAACGTGTTATTGCATCTTCTGATAATAGCAGATTGTGTGTTATAATGATAGTTGTCTGTATTAGTAGTAATCCAAACAGAATTATTAAACCAATATCTTTCACCCATAGTCCTATGCGAAAAGACATCGAAGAATTTTAAGTCTTTAAAGTCGTCACCAAGGTTTAACCCCGTTTTGGGGTTAATGGCATGGCAAACACGACATACCAAAGGAGTGAAATCTAATGTCCCACGAACAAGCTCTTGCCCTATCTCATAAGTGTTGCTCGCATATTGATATGTCTCATTTATTTTATCTTGTAAATTCTGTTCGTAGTATCGTACACTTTCGACATAGTTGGTTGGAGTGTTAAATGTGGCAGCTTTTATTCCTCTTAAATCGAGAGCCATATTATCACTCCTTCCAATTGCTCAATATTCTATCCAATATACTGATTGACTTCAATACCGCATGTCTAACATCAGAATGAACAATGTTATTTACAAGCAAAGCATTAAGTTTGAATCGTATTTGATGTATCTCTGAAAAGTCCTCATTTCCACTCAATTCAAATATCAATGACTTTACATAGGTTTCAAAGGAGTCTATGTCGTTTTCATATACATATAATACATTAAACACTCTATTTACAAGGTCAGCATAATATTTTTTTATCATGGGTATAACCTCTGAATAGCCGCATCCCATGCATATTTTGTCATACGCTTAGTAACAGTCTCTCTATTCACAATATACCAACTTGATTTTGAAGTTGTTGCTGAAGATACTGACGTAAGTTTAAAGTCCGTATCGCCAAGCAACCTGACAATATCAAGCTTATCATTTTGAATGTATTCCGACCAAGCTGCCATAATGAACTCAGAGAGAATATATTCTTCCATCGGATAAAGATTGACATTCCAGTTGCCAACATAATAAATATTGACTATAACCTCAGCACCATCAAATGGGGCTGGGTCAAGCGTTACTGTTGGTATCCCCTTGGTATGAGATTTGCCAACAATCGCTTTTCCAACCTCCCCACCAGCAACATCAGTATATACGCCTTTTACTTTGTTGCCGTCAACAGTATATTCAAAAAGACAATCATCAATCAAAGAAGCATCGGGCGCGTCAGTTAATGTAAATTGCTTATTACTCCCGTCACCTATAAAGGTTTGAGAATAAAATTTAGGAGGAACCCTGTCGTTCACACGTTTTTGCGCCGGAATTGGATTTGTGAAAAGAGAAATCGCATTCTCCAAGAAATTATACATAACTTGGCTGAACATAACAGTGTCATTTTCTAAAAGATTTTTTAGAGTAGGGTCTTTGAACTCTGTTATGGCCCTTTTGTATACAGTAAAATAAGATGTCCCGGCCACAAACTTTCCCCCTTATTCTTCTGTCCCCTCGTTTAACAAGTCAGACATGAACTGTTTCATAAAGCCTTTTGTTTTCTTATTTAAAATCTTGACTTTTTCAAGATTGGAATATCCCGACTGTTTTGCTTCGTAGCGTTTAATCCACGTCTGTGCCAAACGGAGAGCCATCGGATAAGACAAACCATCAACGATACGTTTGAACTCCGCCATAGGCAGGTTAGCAATTCGAGCGTATTGAGAAGCAGACATGGGGATGTCCATAATCTCAAGCCCAAATTCATCTACCATATCGTCGCAGTCACTGCCCAACGTGAAAATACCACGCTCAAACCAATCTCTATAACGGGATGTAATGTCTTGCATTTCTGCGAATCTAAATGTTCTACGTTCACCAAATTTTGTGAAACGAATTTCATTGCCGTTCAGCTTAATCGTAGACGGCAACGATGGATGACATTCACACAAATGAATCAATGTACACGGCCTATCCATCTTTGAAACGCCAATATTAGACGTTGCTACTTCTCCGTTCGATTGAGCGGTAAGTTTATTAATCTGCGCCGTTAAATTCGCAATCATTGCAAGCATATCTTCTGTTGTCATACCTGACGAAGCAGAAGTAACAGTTTTATCTTCCGCGCTATCATTATTCTGCGGTACAGCCTTTTTAGTAGTAGGCATAGTATTGTTCTCCTTTTATTCCTTTTTCTCATTTAATATATGGGGGACTCAAAAGAGTCCCCCTATTATATTACTCAATTACGCGCTAACGCCCGTAATAGCGCCATACTTAGAGGCAGCGATAAACGTTGTGCCCATTCTAAGCGTCAGGCTAATGCCCATTTCCTTGTCAGGAGCTTCAGTCGGAACAATGTCCGTAGTCAGAGCGCTGCCCTCGAACACGAGCTTCACCGGCTTGTAACCACCATCAGCAAACAGATAGATTGTAGAATCTGGAATACCAGTCAGCGGAGTGGTGTTGACAGTATTTGGCAGAAGAATCTGCGGAATACGCACAAGGTCAACATCCATGAACGTGCCCAAGTGGCCAACGCGTGCCCATTCCTCGCCAAGGCCCATCTGCAGGTTAGCATTCGTAGTACCAGAAGGAATCACGTTGCTAAGAGCAGCCAGAGTACCATAAGCGCGAATCTTCGCACCGCCGTTAGCGGCACGCAGGATTTCAGCCAGCTTCACGAATGTAGAAGTGGAGAAACCGTTCACGATATAGGAAGTACCAGCGTTAGCAGTGATGTTAGCGCCGATAGCCTGAATCACCATCTGGGTGATATAAGCATTGTAAGAAATGCCTACTTTGTACACGAACTCACCAAGGTCGAACATGCCAGCGGCAACCTGATACCAGTCAACAGCAGTCATAATGTTGTAAGGTTCGGGGTTGACGGTGATTTCGTTGTTGTACGTTCTCTGGACAGAACCGTGAAGAATACCCTCAGCCAGACGGGTCACAAAGAACGTATCATTGGAGTTCACTTTGAAGCGAGCAGTATCGCCCCAACCGATGTTGGCAACATCAGCGAAGTCCATGAAAGAAGTGGAAATCATAGCCGGAACAACCGGAGTCATAATCTGTGCCAGAACAGCAGCAAACGTGCGCTTGAAAATGGGGTCGTTATGTACGTTGGGGTTAGCAACATCCGCCAGAGCAAAGTTCTCAACGTTGATGCCGCCAGCACGCTTCGCACTATACTTAGCAATCTTCTCAACAACCATATCGTTCAGTTCCTTGCGGCTGTCGATAGTGGTGTCATTGATAGCGGCAAAAAGGTCCTTCTTGGAATCCTTCATGCGCTCTGCCATGTACTGTTTAGCAACTTTAAAACCGCCCTCAACAAGAGCCTTCTGCTCGTCATCGAGCATAGAGAAGTTCTTGTCGGAAGTATTTAAAGCATAGAATTGTCTAATGTTAGCCATAATTCTATTACCTCTCTTTCCTTTCCTTTAATTAGTTAGCCATGACGCAAAGCATATAAGCCTGTACGCCATCATCTGTTACCTTGCCATCAACGCCCTGAGACACGATATACTTGCTAATAACCTTAGCATAGCAACCAGTAGCAGCGGCATCAGCAGCGGGTGCCCACTTACCAGCGTCACCGCCAGTAGCAAGAACAGCATACTGCCCAACAGTCAGAGCGGCTGTGCAGTTTTCCTCACCAGTAGCAAACGTGTCGTCCACAACCAGCTTGCGGAAACGCACGGGCACGCCAGCTTCGGCAGTCAGGCCAATCGTCTTGTAACCCATACGATAGGTCACGCCAGCACCAGCAGCCGTAGGAACGGTCGGGAGGTCAATAACGCCAACGCCAACAGCAGTAGCAGCGGCAGGAACAGTAGCAGCACGAGTGTTGAAATCAACAGGAGCTGAATCCGCAGCAGAAGCGGCGGTAAACGCGCCCAGATACACGGGGTCTTTAACAAAATCACCCAGAACAGCAAGCTCACCATCATAGCAAGCAGCATTAGCCTCATCGGCCTGGAACATAACAGTCTGAAGCTTTGTGTCAACGTATTGAGACTCCATTCTCACAGGCTGAAAAAAGTGTTTATTAGCCATAATTAGTTTTCCTCCTTAAATTTTAGCCAGCTTGTCAATCAAAACATTTTTCTTTGACGTGCTGGGTTCAGTTTTATTATTAGAAAGGCCGAAAGAAAGTTTCTGCTCTTTTTTGGACATTTCTTTCTTTTCTTCTTTAGAAGCAAGATACTTTCTGTATGCTACTTCTTTGGCAAAATCTTCAACACAAGCAAACTTGCCCTCGTCGCGCATCTTAACAAGCTCCTCATGTGTCTTTTCGTCCATATCTTCGTTTTCGTCGGCAAGGATAGCGTCAGTATCTTCCTTGAACTGAGCCATGCGAATTTCCTCTAACTCTTTTTCAGCAGCTTCACAGCGTTGAGCCATTTCGCATTTCTCTTTCTCAAGAGCTTCCACTTTCTTTCTCAGTTCCTCTTTTTCCTCGTCGTCGTCTTTGTCGTCCTCGTCGTCGGCTTCATCTTCGTCATGCTCGTCAGAAGTATCTTCCGCCTTATCGTCGGCTTCCTCGTCATCTTTATCATCAGCATAATCGGTTTTGTCGCCATCGTCACGAGTGGTCAAGTCAACAGAGCGTCCAGTGAGTTCATCCCAAGCGAACTCGTCTCCCTCGGCATAATTCTCAGCAAGCTCTTTATCAACCTCGAACAAACAAAGTTCAGATTTGTCCTCAGCCATTTCTTCTTTGTCACAATCGCACTCTTGAGCAAAAGCAAGTTTGCCATTATAAAGTCCGAGATAAGCAAAGCCAGAAATTTTGGCTGCTTCAATAAATTTCTTCATCTTTTCCTCCTTTTCTGACTTCACCAGTCCAAGTCTTTTACGAATTGTTAAAGCCTTTTTAGCAATACTTTCGTCATATTTCTCACCGTACTGTTGTGCGCTCAACAGTCCGCCAGCATTATAAACGAATTTGCCATTTTTATATTGCATAACCGGATATTTGAGTTTTTCAGACGGGGATTCTTCCCAGCCCCCCTGAACATCAAGATATACCGATTTTACAAGCGTTTTATAGTTTCTAGCCTCTAAGACAGTGTTCCTAAGCGACGTTTTATCAACGTCACCCCAAGAATCGTTTGAAACAGCCCCTTTAGATTTGTCCACCTTGATTGGTTTACCTGTACCATATTCATCTTGTCTAGCGAATGTTTCACTTGAAGAATCAGACGTAACACCATATTTTTCAAGTATATCCGAAGAATATGTCGCTTTATCACTGGACATAGCAAATCTAAATTTGGACTTATAAGAGTTGAATGTGTTAGAGTTTTCATAGCCATCAAGCACCAAGTGTGCCCCCTCTATACCTTCCTCGATAAGATTACCGTTTCTATCTTTACCTAATATGGTAATACCTAAAAACTTCCACACTCTAATCTTTTCAACACCAGCTTCTTCCCACGAATCAACTGCTTCTATTTCGACGCTCACCTTTTTAGTAATTTGACGTTTAATAACATCAATAAGACGTTTATTGTATTCAACCCAGATATAGGCTGGATTAATGACAACCCAGTTTTTACCGTCAACTTGTTCAACATAAATCTCGGCACTCTCTGGAATTACACCAACAGGCTTTTCAGCGCCATCATAATCATAGTCGTAGAAAACATCACCATATTGGTCAATGTCTACTCTAGAATTATGCTCCTCTGTATCGCCCATACTTTTATTAAAGTAAGCAAGAATAGGTTTATTATAAATTGTGGGAATGGATTCCTCAAAACCCTCTCTTAGAAACTCTGAACCGTTTCTATTGACTGTATCAGAAATAGCATATAGTTTGAGTTTCAGGAAATCACCATTATTGATTTCCTCTATATCTATTTTAGATACAGGTACTGAAAACACTTTCGGCATCCAATCACCACCTCTCTATGTAATACAAATTATTTTCTCTTAATACCAAAGAACTTATTGATATGAGAATCCATCTGCATCCATTGAACAGGTGTGTCACCGTTCATCTCAACATAATCCACAAAACCAAGCGCCATTTCAGTAAACGGTACAAGCTTTCTAATGAACTTATCAAGATATTTAAGTGTTTGTTTATCATCTTCTGCGATTGCCAAGTCAATAACTTTACCAACCTCTTTTTCAAGAGCAACCATAAAGTCAAGCAACGAAGCAAACATAGAAGTTAAATTATCATATTCTTCCATATGCGCCGCAACGGCTGGCCTATGAAGATATGAGTTGCGAGCAGCAGCATATTCTGCTATATCATCAGCAATAACCGGAAATTCGTGTGCCAGTTCATAATGAATAATATCAGAAGTTCTTGGCATAACAAATTTTACACCAAGCTGTGTAACGATATTGTCACAGATACTGTTTCCAGTAAAGCACAGTCCATACAACCCGGTGAGTGCCGATTCCATTCTATCAGAAATCAGTTTCAAGATAACTCACCCTCTTTTATAAATTCTTTATATTCACTCTCTGTCATTTCAATCTGTTCTTTGCATATTTTGCAAATACCTTTGACTTTTTGCGGATATACACCAGTCCATTTCTTGTGTGAAAAGATTATGGCTGAACGTCCGCTTGAATCAACATGCTGACAGTCTTTTTTGTTACTCATAGTCGTTATGATGTTCCTCTATATAAGATTCTTTACATTCTTCGCTACAAAACGGATAATATTCATCCGATATTTCTCCGCCACATACAGCGCAATGTTTTAAAGAGAAGCGAGTATCAGAAGTGTTTGTCCCCGAATCAACACTGTTTGCTGTATTATCATTTTCTATCTTGTCTAAATCCATTTTTGGTCTACCAGAAGTTTTCGTGTCTTTATTAGACATTCCAAACGTATTGACAAGAGGCTTGAATTTGTCATAGATGCCAGAACTCTCAACCCACTCAATATCCGTTACAGCGTCCAAAAGCGTCTTGTCGTGATAAGACAAATATTTTGGCAGAAGCTCTACTTGCCCCATAGACAAGCTCTTTTCAACAGCAGACACTTCGTCCTTTTCACTGAAAGCATCGCCATGAATATAGAATTGCCAACGGAATTTCAAGTCTCCAAGATTGTACATCTTTTCAAGGGTTATATTACACGCCCAAGCAAATTGGTCGTACATTCTATCAATAAATCTCGTCTCTATAATCTTGCCAGCAGCAACCTGAGCAACCGACGGCTTTTCTGTTGTCGTCATAAGCGTAGAAGCGCCCGACGTATTGATAAGCTGTTGTAGCCCCTTATTATAGATTTCGCCAGCGTTGGGAATTTCTTGGAAGTGATAAAGTGTATTGTTCTCTGACGGAACGATATTATAAGTTGTTCCCGGAGGCATACTGGAATTGACTTTCTGTTCAAATGCATTTACAGCTTCTGGCGATAGTCTAAAGTCGTCTGTATATGTGCCCGACTTATTATCGTCATGCAATGGCATTTCACCAAGAAGCATTGAATAAAGCGGCACTGTCAAAAGTTGTTGTTGGAGCAACGAATAAGAAGCCAAGTCTTGTGCCTGTAACAACAGTGAGGCAAACGGAGATATTTGTAAATCGTCAGATTCTGTGAATGAGAATACAAAGCATTCATCAGCAGGAAGCTCTTTCCAATAGAACCATGACATAGTGTCTTGATTGTATTCAACAACAACATCCTCCGGCGTTTTATATGGGTCAATCCATCTATGTCCTTTTTCATCCACAGTCGTTGCGTCCATTAATTCGGCATAATACTTTGTGAATATAGCCGGGAATTGTCCAAGCTCTGTGCCAGCCTGCCAGAAGTAGGCGAAGTTGAAAGCAACTACTTCGTAGCTATCAGTAGAGTGTTTGATAATCTTATACCAATCACTTGGCAGAACTTGAAAATGAACGTAGTTTACGTCCTCTTTATCAGTTGTACTATTATAAGACTGTCTAAGGTAATATGCCCTCTTACCCTCTGGAATAACCTCTGCTACAATCCTGCGGAATTGCTTCTGCGGATTGAGCTTCTTTTGCCACATATCGACAAGTTTCCAATCAGACTTAAAACGAGGGGTATTCATTTCCTCTTTCTTGACATATCTTGGCTCTATGTAACTTCTATACTTTAAAATTCCCTCATAAAGCATTTGAAGTCTATAAAGAGGATATGTAAGATAAATCATGCTATGAGTTGCTTCACGAAGCAAGAACTCATTGTTTTCAGGATTCTTTAATGATTCCTCTATTTTATCTCTATCGGTGAAAGAAGAACGTGTAGATAGTTGTTTAATTCTAGAATTAAGGAGATATGGGTCGTTTACAAAACTAGCACCGACATTAAGCATATATCCGCCGGGATATACGCCGCCAAAACCAGCACCAACAGGGCTACTAAATACCTGTTTCCAGCGGTTTTCAACTTGTTGAACGCTTACTGGCTGGCTCGACGCACTGTTTTGTTTCTGGCTGCTTGTCGGCTTTGTGCTTTGTGTCTCTCTTTGAACCTGCCTTGCCATTTACCTTAACCCCCTCCTTTCTTCTCTTTTCTTCTATGGCATCTAAATATGCCAGAATTTCTCTCATTCTGCTTTGCCCTTCGTCGCTTTGCTCGAACTCTCTTAATGCTTTCATAGCGAACTTTTCGTTACACCAATTTCTAACGAGTTCAGAACACGTTGACAAATTATAAGACGGGCCTATTTCTTCAATAAGCCCGCCATTAAACAAGGAGCGCATTTCTTCAAATGTCTTGTCCGTGTCTAAGAAAAAGTCTTTTGCGCTATAACAATAATCTCCGACTCTAGCCATAGTGTCCATTAGTACACGATACTCTGGTCGATTGTCGTCTTTGAAAGATATTTTATAAATCATCTTCTCATTCCAAATCCAGCTAATTTTCTAATATTTGATGCGAAAGGATTGTTTACACCATTTTTTCTTGAGTAATTCTTTGAAGAAACATAGTCGCTTATATTAACACTCTTGTTAATAGCAATTAAATCTTCTTCAAGTTGATTTATAAAGTATAATCCATAAATCATACTGATTACTCTATCCTTACGGCCATTCTTTTCGTCGTATACCCATCTTCCACTAGGCAACTTGACAATTTGAGTCTTAATTGCTTCATCAACCAATTGCGTTGTATTAGCAAACGGGCCAAACATGTTGTTTGCCCTGTCTCTCATTAAATTGTCATTACTCGTTTTCATTGTTATATATTTATATCGCTTATTAAGTTCCTGAACAGCTGTATCTTCTTCGACAAGCAAAGAGATTCGCTTTCTTTGGAACTCAAGCTGCGCTATAACAAGCATATTATACTGCATAGCTGATGCGCCTGCACCAGAAATCTGTATTGGGAACAACACAGGTTCTGCGTTTGGGTCTGAAATACGCATATCGTACTTATCAACTTTGTTCATAGTTTTCCAACCGGGGTATCTGCGATTGCGCACCATGTCTTTTGTGATATTACCACAAGCGTTTATTGTTTCAATACCAATAGCGCCACCAGCATCAACCACGGCATAGTCACATTCTAAGTCATAAAATAGCTGTTTTAGCCTTATAACCTGTTGGTCTAGGTTTACGCCACCCATTACCTCAATATAGGCCAATTCTTTATCATAATATTCTATGTTTTCAATACATCTGAATACAGTGATAACTGTCAAGTCGTTCTTTCTACCAGCGCCAACAGCGATATCCATGCTTATAACACGAATTTCTCTTGGTTCTTTCTTCTGATAGTATGGTAATGCCCTCAGAATACCTTTGCATTCTATATATTCATCATCAGTTGGAGGTAACAATGGAACCCTAAGCTGTCTAACGCTGTTCACTTCATCAAAAGTAAACATAGCGCTTTCAGATTCACCATGCGGAATAACCTCGAACTCCATTCTAAGCCCACTAATATCAGCGTTCCTATCATGGAACTGATTTTCAATATATGACTTTCTAATTATACCAGCTTCAACTGCGAATTGATACGGCAACGATATAGCACACTTTGACGTATCGCCCTCTGCTATACACTCACAATAATATTTAAAGTCTTGATAGCTCCATTCGTCTTTATACCCGATAGAAGTAAGATAGATTGTAGAGTTGTGTTCTCTTTCTTCCATATACTTCGAGAATCGAGTATCCATAGCCCATGGCTGGTCACGATTGGATTTTGTCAAGAAGGGAATAAGAACTTTTTGAATTGTAATTTTACTCATAAGGCGGCTTTCGTCCAATATAAGAATATTAGCACGAGCGCCACGAGCGTTGTCCGAGCATACAACAGCTTCAATTGTAGAGCCGTTAAGGAATGTTATTTCAGCGGAGTCTTTGCCAATAGAGATATGCTCTATTTCTCTTTCTACGTTTGGCCTGCCGCTTTTTATCTCATATGCTTTTTCTGTGAACAGAACTGCCTGATGCATGGTTGAAGATGCTACTTTAATTGTAATGCCAGGATATAATATACACTTTGCTATACAGTAAACCATTGTTAAGAACGACTTACCAAGTCCACGAGAAGCAAAGAATATAAAAGAGTTATCCTTTTTACAGCTTGGGGAGTCCATTAAGTAAAGGAGTATTTGCTGGAAAAGCTTAACATTAACACCCATATACTCCAAAACGAATCTATGAATGTTAAGTCTCCAATAATCTATCCACTCGTTAAAGTTTCCCCAAAATTGTGAGGATTTAGTCTTTTTCATTTGCCTCACCAACCTCTACTGGCGGAGACTGTTCTTCAGTATTCGATGGCCCTACAAAATCAACCGTATAATCTTTGTAGTTTTCTTCAAAGTCTTTTACATACTCACTATCTCTACAAAGCGTCTTAGAGATAGCCCCAGCAATAGAGCGCCAAAACTTTTCAAAGCTATCAACGTCTTTGAATGCTTTGTTCTTTGTTATAATTGGCCCCTTTGCTTCGGCAGTTTTAATAAACTCACCAAGAGATGTGAATTGTGATTCACCAGTAGCAGTAGCTGCTTGTTTCTTAGGAGTAAGTTCAGCGTCTTTCATCAAGGCTTGAAAGCTTTTAACCTTGTCTTTTGCATTTCCACCCTTTTCACGGGTTCTTACAATTGAAAGCTCCTCATAACAGAGCTGCATGACAAGTTTTTCTCTTGATAATCCATCAATTTCACACTTATCATACCACTCGTCATATTTATCTTCAAGCCAGTACAAGTCTTTATCTTCAAAATTCCCCCATTTTTGTCTAAGATTAGAAATAGAGGCATATTTACGAGAAGTTATATCTTCTTCGTCGTCCGGCTGTGAATAAACATCGTCATAGATTTGTGCAAATGTGGACTTCGCTACAATATCTCTAAATGGTTCTCCATGTAAATTGCTTTTGCAGAACTCCTTATCTGAATCAGGGATTTCGCCTGTATAAAGCCATAATGACACATCGGACAAAAAGTTCCCAATGAAACTTCCTTTAAGGACGTCTCTTTTACCGTCTGGTGTATTATAATAGTCAATATACTTATTTATAAACTCTGATATAACTGGCATATCAATCTTTTGACAAACAACCACCAAAGACTCTTTTACACCATACTCTTTAATATATCTTTTAAACAGTTCATTCAAACAATCTTTGCAAATTGGAGACGTTCCGTCAGACACATCTGAATATGTTGTGTAAAACTCCGTCTCTCTGTCTTTGAACTTGCCACACTTACTACACTGTTTAAATGTAACTGGCACTATGTAGACTGGCTGTCCTTTTATACTTGTTAGCCTTTCTCCGAAATACTCTTGAGCGTACATTCCATACGCACGCATCTTTTCATCAAGTTCTTTTGGAAGAACTCTATATATGCTTGGGTCGCCATATTGAATCATATTGTCAATTGCTTCTTTAATATCAAGAATACAATCAGATACAACACCATCAATGGTATTATCTATGACTCCTGCTTTGTTATGGTCAACCTTATATTGTTTCAGTAGAGCAATTTGAGCCTTGCTTGGCGCTCCGCGATTGGCACGTCTAACACCATCAGCACCACCAGTCATGGCTCTACCCATGTTCCTTTTTCCTACTTCTTTAGGCATTTACATACCCTCCGCTTTTTCCGTTTTTTCTATTGGAGCTGATGTGGAGACTCGAACTCCAAACCTGCTCATTACAAGTGAGCTACTCTACCAATTGAGTTACACCAGCAAACAAAATCCCCCGTATCCATAAAAAGATACGAGGGTTTTCTTTATAATTTAATAACTGTATTAATTGTCGTCTTAATACCAGTATCGGCATCTACAATAAACGCTTGATTCTTGCGCTCCGTTTGTACATATCCCTGCTGGTTAGACCAACGCGACCACCCGCTAATTGTCGGGAGGCGGAGAACTTCAACATAACCCTTTTTACTGTAAGCCATCTGTGTGTGTAGATGTCCCAAAAACCAAATCATTGATTTACAAGAACTCCACATATCATGTGCTTCAACCGACATAATCTCTAAAGCCTTATCTGGCTTCAAATCATGCGAAACACCCATGATTACACTTCCGAACTTAAAGTATTTTCTTTCAGCCGGGTCGCCATATATATTGATTCGCTCATCATTTCTGTAATACGCTTTAAGAACATTCATAATACCATACATGCTATGATAATCGTGATTGCTTACTGCATATACAACATCAACAGGAGCTATTGTGGCAAGTTTGTTAATACCATTGATACAAAGTTCAATCGCCTTATCAATAATCGTATGCCACTGGTTGGAACAATCTTGTGGCGTTCCTTTTGTAGTTGTATTATTGATATTATCAGCATTGATAAAGTCATTGCCTATAATGAACATAACTTTCTCAAACTCTGTATCACCGACTTCTGACATTACATCATCTATCGCATAGTAATATAATGCCTCTGCCATTTCAAGATTATAGTCGTTTCCAGAAACTTTCTTCTCCGAAAGAAGTCCAAGGTGTAAATCACTAATTGGGACTACAAGGCATCTTCCGTTATGTACCGAAGCCTTTTTCTTTCTAGACGGAGAAGCTTGAATTTTGATATTTTTGAAAGTTCTATCAATATTCGACTGACTCCAAACAAATTCCTTTGCCGGGCGAACAGTAATCTTTGAGCTATACATATCCATAAGGCCAGAGCCTTTTTGCTGTACATTCCATCTACTATTCTTAGCGGATACAAGCTCAAATGTGTTTTTGTCGAATCCATGCTTCTCTAGGAGAAGTTCTGGCGTCAGTTCTGTATTGTGCGCAACCGAAAAAGATTTTTCGCTAACCGTTGAACCATCAGCCTGTAATGAAACCGTTACTGGTTTAGACGCCTCAGTAGCATCAATAGGATAGAAGTTATCATCCATATGATTCTCGCGTCTATATTGTCTAGAAATACTTCTAATTCGCTCTATTGGCAAGTCCACGCCAAATTCTTCTCGAATCGTGTCAGCAACAGAGCCATAAAAGGCCCTTTCGTTTCTGCGCTTTTTGTCAATACAGAGCTGTATTACACGGACTTTAATCTCGTTCATAACAGTTCTCCTTTATTCCTGCGTAAGCCCGGAAGAATTATCACCTACTGTGATAGTGATATCACAACCATTATAATCTTGTAATACTTCATCCAAAGTTACTGATGTTCCATTTACTTCCACAACAACGTCTCCATCGTCAAGATTCAAAACTCCTACAATCTTTCGGCTCGTTGTATCAAAAATACCTTGTTTACTTTTCATTGTCGTATGTTAACTCCCTATGAAGTCTTTTAAATGTAAGTCTAATCTTAGCATATGGAACAAGATGTTCCTTTGTGTCATAAGGCTCACCGCTCTTTGGGTTAATGCCTTTCATGGCCGGAATCATCTTGTTGCCAATTTCAAAACAACTAAATCGAATCGTTCCGCCATTATTGATTATCGTCTCGTTCATAACTTCTTCAAGAGTGTTTATAATCTCGCCAACTGGCGTTTTAAGATATTTTGTTCTTCGAGCGACTTCTTTGATAAGCTCGCTCTTTGGTATTGTCTTTTCCATTTTTCCGTTTTCTCCTATTATGTGTTAAAACAATTCAGAAATATCTTCTACAATCGCTTCAACGATACCATATTTCAATTGCTCAGAAGAATCCAAATACCAATCTTCTTTCAATTTCTGATTGTAAAGACGATTTGTAATATTTGTTTTCTCCAAAACTCTGTCTTTCAGTCTGTTCAACTGCTGCTCATAGCTCTTTGCTGAACTAATAACATCAGCAGCATTTCCACTAATTCCTGTACTCCCCTGATGTATCAACGCCACAGAGTTCTTCGTACACATCCTCTTATGACAAGACAACTGAATGAAAAACGCAGCACTCATTGCCATTCCAACGTTGATACCCCATACAGGAGTCCTCGACATTTCAATAATATCTACGAAGTGATTACAGGCATATAAGCTTCCGCCGGGACTGAAAATCAAAATCTTAATTGGCTTTCGGTTTTCGATAGGAATCTCCGCTCTATCATCTTCCATATTCCATCTAATGATATATTTAGAAAATTCAAGTAGCTGGTCACCAATTTCATCATCCAACCACAAAACCCTGTTATCAAGGCTTTGATAGAATGTAACAAGTTCTGGTGTTGGAAGCTTCAAATTGGACAAATCCTCTGGAATAAAGATAGGGGATAATTCAAAATCCATATTTATATACCTCGTTAATTATTGAATAAGTCAGCAAACATTTTGCTGGTTTCGCTTCTAACATCTTCGTCTAAATATACGCAACCAAATTTCTTGTTGCCTTTAAGCTGTTCACACATCTTGACAAGTGGGTTAGAAACTGTTTTATCTTTCACTGATTGTGCAAAGTCCCCCGAAAAGAAAATTCTACTATTCTCTCCGACACGAGTTCCGACAAGTCTGATTTGTGCTTCTGACAAGTCCTCTGCTTCGTCAACCACGAAGATAGTTTTATCATAGGTTGTACCTTTCATGTAGAAAGGAATTTCTGTTTCGATTACGCCTGACTGAATTAGATAGTCATATTCTCCGGGGCCTTTGAGTTGTTGCTCGATTGGTCTAAAGAATCTGGCCGTTTTATCTTCAAACGTTCCTTTAAGATAACCAATATCTTTTCCCTCACCATTGGGCTCTCTAATTCCAAGAATCTTATTATGCTCTTTCTTGTCGAATACAAAATAGTGAGCCATCTGCATACACAAGTATGTTTTACCACTACCATATCCGCCGAGAATAGCAACAGCAGTTATATCTCGATTCATCATCAAGTCCAACGCGCAACGCTGTAATGCGTTCTTAGCCTTAACAACTTTTGAATCTGGAAGGTTTAATGCTACGAATTTCTCACCCGTCCAACGCATTTCTGTTTCTTCGTCAGTAGATATGTCTTTGATAAGAATGTATTCATTTGGGTAAAGATTATCTGTGTTTATTTCATCAAAGAATCTGTTAATCGTATCGGTAGTACCGACAACCTCAATGTATCCTTTGTAAATTGGAGTCTTTGAATAGTCAATATGTTTACACTTGACTCCCAAAGCCACACACTTTTGATACATATTCAAGTCGTGTGTTAATAAAGTAGCGTCAGGGTCTTTCTGACAAATGAGATGCGCTGCTTCGATAATCAAATTGTCTTTAACGCTCATATCCAAGAAAGAAGAAACTCTATTCTCCTCTATGCCGTTAAATCCATAAGTGACTTGTCCGAGCTTTTCAATTGACTTTAGTCCATTACGAGCCTTATAGGCTCTTAACTTGTCGGAACTATGACTATGTTTGTCAAGTTCTTCAAGTACAACAATCGGTATATATATCTTCTCGCCTTTGTACTTGTTCACGTCAAAATCTTCCATGAACATGTTAGTATCAAAGATGTAGGACATTTATTTTGCTCCCAATCTATTTTTATTTTTGATGAATCTCAAATAGTTCTCATAGTCTGTCTCTACTATATAATAATACTTGTTCCCTTTACCAGAACGTGAAATTGGGTTACGACACTTGAACCCTGACGCTCTAATTCCTTGCTCGTATTCTTGCTTGGTTATCTTTATCAAAAGCTTATGACACCTTTCTTGTAGAATTTTACTGCTTAAACTTTTTATTATTATTCCTATATATTTTTAGCAAGTTTTTATTTTTGGGTATCAAAAATTACATAGGAAAGGTATGTGGAAAATTGGGGTAAAAATTGAGTTTGGTTGGTCGCCTTTTTAAACCTCTTTAATCCTTTCTTTATAATTCAATTTAGAAACCCTATGTCTTTCTTCATAACATTCATTACAATATTTACGCCACGTCCCCTTTACGCGAACAATTTTTCCGCATGAAGAACATTCAACATATCGCCCCTTACCAAGATAGTTATGATAGTACGCATAGATGTTATCAAAGTCGTTTACTTCAATGACGGTTGGAGAGTTGGAAGCATCTACGTTGAATAAGATTTCAAGATTGGAGTTTCGACAAACACGAATGAAGCCAAGTTGTTCTAGACGGCGGAGAATGGGATAAAGAACCTTTGGGGAGGATAGGCCGCAGGATTTGGTGAATTTAGTATATTTACAGTTCAAGTATGGCTGTTGCCCAAGTTTATCACGAATCTTCCTTATAACAAGCAGACAAAACAGAACATCATTGAATTTGAATGATTCTTTAATTGAATTTATAAACTCAACTTCTCTTTCTGTTATCTGAATGGTGCCAACCTCAATGATTGGCACCTTTTTTGCGTTGTTTAAAATAGACTGAATCTTATCAAAATACTTTGCTTCGCTAAAACTGTCAAAGTAGTTATTACAAAAATCGACCACACGCTCTTGGACTTCTTTGGGTTTATAACCAAGATAAAAGAAATATTTCGCTAAGATGTTAAGTTCGTACATTCTCTTGTTTGTTAAGAAGCCAGAACTTAACATTTTCTTAGCATAGGATATTTCATTATACTCATTAACCAACTAGGTCTACCTCCAAGACGTTGTATCTATCAAACAAATATGTGTATTCGCCATTATCTTCAATTTGCGGGATAAAAACTTTCTTTGAAGATTTATTGTATACATTCGTGAACATGGTCTTTCCAAATGTTTTCCACAAAATATCCTTATTGCACGACCTCATATCAACGTAAAAGATTTCAACTAAATAATTTACAAGTTCATTTATATTGGAACACAAATCGGTCATGGTGTCTTTGAACAAATCATATTTGTTGATAATCTTGTGTTCTTCATCTGGGACGTACTTCAAAGATGTTGAATAATCACTCATTGAAATATCTTCTCTTAAAGATTGGAAAAAGCTCTTTACTGAACGTTTAACGGAGTTATATGTATTTATGTTCTTTTCAATTCCATCACACATATACAGATTGTAAATATCTTCGTGATGTTCCTTGGGATGTTTAATGTCAAAATCAACACTTTCAAGATATCTACAAATACGATTCATTTCACAATCTGACTCAATAAGAGGATTTCTATAATTCATTGAGGCAAGATAGTATTTTTCTTTTTCTGTAAGCTTACTCTCATCTTTGTGTTGAATAGAGGAAAGGTCAATCCCATAAATTTGCCTATATGATTCTTCTTCTCGCAAAAACTTATTATAAGCGACTCTGCTATCCTTATAAAGATATTTAAAGAAGTATGGTTTCTTTTCAACCAATATACTATTGAAGAACTCTTTCTTCTGTTTTACTTCATCTGTATCTTCTTCTGACTGTCTTTGATAGTTACCCCAATGCTTTGGGAAAGGCTTTGTTTGAACGCCCTTTGCTTTGTCGATGCTGTTACCTTGTGCCACTCGTGTCATTATAAGACGACGTTCCAATTCTTTATATTGCGGGCTATCAGGTTCATATAATGGCAACATAGCATACATTGACGTGCTCTTATTTGTAATTGCGCCAATATCGGAACCAAAAGCAAGTAGGTCTGCTTTGTATAAATCTTCTTGTGTAAAATCAATCTTATCAGTAGTTTTCTTTTGGTATGTTACCGCAAGCTCATCTTTGTATACTCCCTTGATAATAGTTTTATTTGAAGTTGTGGCAAGAATATCGAAGTCATAATCTGAGTCGGCCCATCTGAGAACGTCGTCGCCATGAACATTAACCACAATACCAGTATTTAAATATCTGTACCAGTGACTAAGCTCTTCATTATCTTTTAAATCTAACAGATTGTGTTCGCTTCTGTATGTAAGAGGAGAACGCATACTGTCAACAAGAGATACGCCTCTGTCGTTCCAGTATTTGGAGTAATACTCATTTTCTTTTAACAACCCATTAGGCTCTAAACCACAAATATGTTCCATCATAGCATATGGGTCAGATACCAAACATTGATAATTCCCATTAACAACGAGCTTACCCATACAAGCACTCTTAATCTTATTTACGATATTATCATATATCTTATCTGAAACATATCTGTCTTTGATAACGTCATGGTTTACAAGCAATGACTTCAACCAATAATTATCACTACTGTTCACAAAGTTGATAACTCCGTTCTTCCCAACTGACTTGCCCATAAGGAAAAGAGAAGTATACATCACATTATCTCTTGTTACGCCGCGAATCCAATCAACAGTAGGCTTACACAATTCGACAATATCTTCATCGTCAAGCTTTAGCGTCTGTAATGACTGATAGTTTAAGTACAGGTTGTTAGAATCCTGTTTCGGAGAATACTTTGATATTCCCCACGAAAGTTTATTGGTTATACAATTTCGCTCATATTCTTCGTAACTATCATAACATCCTGCCATCTTAAATTGAGATTCACTGATGATTACGTCAATATTTCTCAAGTCAGCCATTTTTGGGCTTCCATCTTCGTTCTTATAAATGGTTTCGACCATATAGTTTCCACCATTCACCTTTTCACAGAACTCTTGGATAGGGAATGTACAAACCATTCCCTTTATCCAAGCATTTCTGATGCACCATTCCGCTGGAATCCAATCCAGTTCAAGTTCGTGTGCCCATTTTTCACTTTGTTGCGGAGAAATCAACCCCATCCCATCAAAGTAATTGTATTCTATCTCTACTTCCTTGCGCTCTATAATATCGTCACACAATGGTTCGTATACTTCTGTAACGTAGTTTACAAGCGTGTTTCGCTTCATCAAACAGTCTGATACTACACAAACCCTTGGTGTACTAACAGGTGTTGTTGCTGAACTGCTCAGTCCTAGATAAGCGTTAAATTTACTTGGGTTCAACTTCTTACTGTGTCTGCCATTGTTCAATCTTCTATAAAGTTCTTCCGATATATCTTCTTGAACCATGATAATTGTATTTACTCTAGCCTGAGAAGCCGAACAAGAAAATCTTATATATTTCTTTCCATTGATATACAATCCATTATAGAACAACTTCTTATAATGCGCTGGCTTTGAAATAATAACCGAAACATATTCCGGAACAAACATCATCATGTTTATCTGCTTGTTAATCTCTCTTATCAGAGAAGAATTAACCTTTGACGATGGTAGTTTCTTAATATCATCTCGTTTCTTAAACAAAAGCTCAATCTTATATTTATCAACGTATCTTTGTTGTATGTCTCTTATGCTTCTAAGCATTTGACTGTCAGATACAGCAATTATCTGTTCGTTTTCTTTTGCCTGTTTGAAGTTTAACTTTATATTGTATTTGTTTTTCTCAAGATATTTGCTCTCAAACTTGTAGATATAGAATTGTCTATTTACCAACAATATCTCTCCGTTATTCTTCTATTTCGTTTGCTCTATCAAAAGCAGTTTCCAGTTTTGTTAAAAATTCTTCCAGTGACTTCGGGTCCTCCGAATACATAATATCAAACAGCATCTCGTCTACACATTCATCAATATCTGTATCGTTATTGATTACATAATCAACATACTTCCTTATATCTCTAAAGTCTTTCTCGTCTGCAAAATATCTGCGTTCAATCTCTTTTCTGTCGTCTCCCCTGTCGAGTTGTCTTAAAACCCTCAGTCCGCTTTCAACTTCAATATAGAAGCTTACACAATCAATTCCTAATTCTTTGAACGCCTTTAATCCTTGAGGATTTAGAACAAAAATTGTATTATCCCCCTTATCAAGCTCGCTCTTTGGAGTACCATATCTCCATCCACGATATTCCGCCCATTCAAGAAATTCTCCGCGTTTCAACATGTCCGTGAATTGTTCATCTGTGATGAAGTGATAATCTTCCCCATCTACTTCACCATCTCTTATTGGCCTTGTAGTGGCTGTAACTGCTCTTTTGTATTTAAAATCCTCCGAAAGAATATTTGCTACTGTACTCTTACCAGAAGCGCTTTTCCCAACTATCACAATGTATCCCATAAATACATCTCCTTGTTTTTCGTTATAAAGTCTAAGATAGAGTAAATTTCATACCAATTGCTAACTACATAAATATCATCATTTGGTTCTATTTTACTCCATTCCGAATTTTCGCTTGTCTTAATGAGTATCTTTACTTTAGCGTTAGAACTATGTAAACAATCAATGTGGTCGTCAATAAACACACCATTACGCATGTCAACGCTACCCTTATTACTTCGTCCATCGTTCTTAATCCCAATCAATTCTATATCAAAAGAAAACCTATCTTTGACAAATCTCCTTTTCTTTTCTAAGTTGATATCTGTTCCAATCGTGACAACCGACATTCTATCAAATTTGTCCTTGAAAGAATTAAGTGTCTCATATACTTCTGGAAACAACTCAATTTCTTCAAACATCTTGTCACTTTCAAAACATTTCTCTATCTCCCAATATGAACAGCTTGGAAACAAATCTTTGAAATCATATCTTCTTAGCTTCTTCCAGTCTTTATTTCCTCCAAACTTCTCATTTAGCATCTTAACTATAACTTCTGACGAATTTACAATCGTATTGTCGAAGTCAATATACAGGTTCAACTTCCTACCCTCCTTTCAATAAATTCTATTAACATCTCAATATCATATGTGCTTCTTGTTCTCTTTTTCTTTGAAGGAATAATCAGTCCACCATATTCTATAACGTCTTTCTCGTTTATACTGTGTTTATCTGTATCTATCATAAATCTTAGAAAGTTATCAATATCCAAATAATATGTGTTCTCCGTCTTTCTAAAGTTCATCAGAAAGCCCGCCGAGATTCCGTCGTATAAAGAAAAATCACATAATCCATATATCTGACACTTCTTTATGCTCTTGCTATTGTCCTCGAAAGAGAACGGAATGCTTGTTCCTTGTGTACTCTTTAATTCCAGCGCTATCAAATTAGGACGTTTGTATAATAAAGCGTCACATTGGTTGTGAAGCGAAAACCTTGTCGTGTTGCTTCCCCCAAATCCTTGAGCGGGGTCTTTTATTCTATAATACATCACACCATCAGGTATGCTGTCTCTTATTTCATTTTCAAAGTTTTTTCCAGCGTTCGGCATTTTGCGCCTCCTTTTCTGTCTATAAGTGCATTATACCACATTTTGGCAAAAAAGTCAATACCTTAATTATGAACAAATTATTAATAACTATCTCTATATTATTAGCTTATAATTCTATACGCTTGTAATATAAGCTTATATTACAGACAAGCTTATATACTAGCTTATAGTTTTATAAGCTTATCTATACGCTCATAGTTCTTACTAGCTTGTAAATATATTAATAAATTA